CAGATTTACCTCATCAGATCGCATCTGATCGCATGGGCCATCTGATTTACACCCCGCCTCTTCAGATATCAGACTAGTGGGCTTGTGATCTGCATCTGCTTGTGCTCAGCCACTGCCCACCTGCGCCTTAAAATTGATCTTAAATAAAAATATATATCAGATTAGATGAAAAATCATAGTCTGCTTCTTATCAGTGTGCCTCTTGGCTATTATATTGGCTGTCAGATTGGCCATTTAATTTTTAAGATCATGCACCCGGATTAATTTACAGTAAGCCAGAAATGTTCACCGTCGTCATCCTTGTGTAGTGTGAACTTAAGAAGGGTGTTAAGATACCTCTTTCTCATATAATCAATGACAAAGAGTGCACTAATATTCTCCATCTTCACGTCGTACATAAAGTCTTTGAACCTCACCATCCAGACTTTGTTGTTGTAGTAGCCTGGGTTCATCTGGTGACACTCAAGAAGAATGTTCACATGCGCATTCAGAGCCACATTGTAGTCCTCCTTCTTGTAGTCCCAGTCGCTCATCTTGTTTGTGTGCATGACGTACTGGCGCTCACCGACTCAATTTTTTGTGCAGCCCTTGAGCGGGTGGCTATTACATTGGCTGTTAGATTGGCCATTTAATTTTTAAGACTATTCTATAGGAATTATTTTTCTAAAATATTTTTAGGGTGTGTGTCCTTCTTTTTTTTTTTTTGGACACACACACCTAAAATATTTTTTATTTTTTATTTTTCCTGGAACACTTTCTGAAATCTCTACTTTAGCCTTTAGTTCTCCCTAATAATGGATGAAGTAACCCTTTCCCTTTATACAGATAGTCTGGCTCTCCATTCTCATTTAAATACCGTATGACCCATTTACCTTCCATCTGAACTGCAGTGTAATCTGAGAGTTGTTTGATCATGGGAAATCTAGGTTTCAGAGTATGGTACACAAGACTTATTCTATGCCCGGTCCAATCTCTAGTCCAGTGCAGATGCTCTGATCCGTTAAAAAGTAATCCTCGTCTTTCTATATTGTAATTAACATCTTCAATGCATAATTGACCTCCAGAATATTCTCCAAATGCAACAATATAACTATCACCAACGTTTGAAATATCTTTGTGTGGTTTGCATGGATAATTCACATTTACTTGTATAGAAGTATATGAAATGTACGGCTTAACATACATCTCGCCAAATTTTATGAGCAGATGGTGTAGTTTAGGATGTAACCAAGACTGTCTTGAAAGGTCAGGGGCTTGAGATCTCTTAGACACTATGCCCAGACACTGACTTACACCTTCTCCAACCTTCACTCTGTACTTGTTAGTTCCCAGATTGTGTGTTGTAAGATATTCTTGTATCTCTTCTATATCTTTGCGATCTACATAAGAAATAAACGTAGGCATTATACTTTTAGTTAGATAATAAATAGCCCAAATAATTTTCTAATTCAGATTAGAATGTCTGACACAACTAAAGATCAGAAAAGATTTCTTACATACGTACAGAAGGATGACAACGGTTGCTGGCGCTGGTGCGGCTCCAAAGCCATCACGGGATACGGCAACTTCTTTTATAATGGATCTGTTTATTTGGCTCATCGGGCTAGTCTTATTGTCTTTGGTAGAGTCAAGCAACTTACCCCGGGCCTACAGGTATCTCATTCATGTGGTAATAGGGATTGTGTTTCACCAGATCATCTGAGTGAGAAAACTAGGTCTGAGAATAATAATGAGGATAAAAAAGCCCACGGTAAAGACAATTCCGGAGAGCGTTGTCACTTTAGTAAATTAAACTGGGAGAAAGTATCTGAGATCAAATCATCTGAAAAGAAAAGAAAAGAACTGGCTGAGACATACGGCGTTAGTCAATCTTGCATCTCAAGTATTCTCCGAGGTAAGACATGGAAGCACCAGCCTTAGAAATTTCTAACCACGTAAAATTTTTACTATAATAATTGTTTTATTATAGTAGAAATGTCACATATTGTTTCTTTTGATACTAAACAGCCATCTCCACCTCCTGTAAATGAAATCGTACTGCAGCCCCCACAATCCGTCTTAAAAAAAGCCGCTACTGGAAAAAAAAGAGGAAGAAAATCTAGAGTCTATTCCATGACCAAGACAGAAGGTGAATTTGTGATACATTTCACCTGAAGGTAGGCTCTCTTGCTTTCATGCGATCTAAAATGTTTTTGATGATTGTGGCTCCTGATGTTCCTACTCTGGGATTGTATGGTCCACCCACTTCCGGAGGCATGCCTTGGGCAAATCCAATCAACTCATCCCGCCCAGCATTTTCAAGAAAACCATTTAGAGTATCTCTAACCGTATTAACTGTAGGCCTTGCCTCGCCATCATCAAGACTATATTCCATTATGAATGCATAGACAGGCCGTTGAGCCTCCTCTGACTCTTCCCAGCGCTCTTCTTGGGCTACCTGGACTGCTGCTTGATCATCTGCCAAAGCAAGAGGCTGCACATTGGCAGCGGCAGCAGCAGCAGCGGCAGCGCCTCCAGGAGGAGGAGGAAACGCAAGATTATACGCCCGTGCCGCCGCAGCGAGATCATCATCAGCCTCACCTATAGCGGCATCAGCCTCCTCTATAACCCTGTCAACACCTGGTTCCTGACCAAAGAAAGCAAATTGCTGTTGCTCGTTCGCTCCTCTGGCTCGTTCTGCTCCATACGCCTCACGATTAGGATCACCTCCCTGTCCAGCATCTGCAAAAGCCTGACGTGGAACACCTGCTTGCTCATCATCTTCACGAGCGGCTCCTCCTTGGTCAAAGCGTCCATTGCCGCCGGGTGCATCATCATCTTCATCAGCATCTTCAGCACGCTGATTGGCTCTTTGATTAATCCTTCTGATTTCATCAACACTTTTTCTGACCCCCTTTGCGCTTTCTCTAAGTAATCTATTGAACTGTAATGTCTTGATAAGACTCTTAGAAAGAGTTTTACGATCCTTTTCCGATAGATTCATATTTGCAAACATCTCATCTACATAGCCAGCAAGACTTTCCATGTACTGCTGTAGTGTTATCTGATAGTTTGTCTGCTCAGGATCCTCTGCTCCTAAAGGCTGATCAAGACCCTGACGAAGTTGATTTCTGATTTCAGCAATGGCTCGCACCATGTCCTCAAAATCCTCCTTGTCTGCTGTGGGACCAAATCTAAATATAGTTTTTATCATCTTATTAAGATTATCAAGAGAGAATCTAGTAATATCACCGTCAGATACAGAGTCCATCAGTTGCTGAAGAAGTAGAAAAAACTCTATCTTATCTGGAGAGCCCTCAAAGCGAGAATCTGACAGAGGTTGGATGATAGCACCGCGTTCTACAGGAATACCCATGGTAAGAGTATTTATTTTGTTGAGTTGGCCAATACGAGCCTGGAGATTCTTAGTGTAGTAATCAAATCCTTCTTGTGTGCGCATCACGCCGCCGACCATCTCATTCTGAATCATTTGGAACGGCGCACCAAAGGGCCCATCTTGTCTCGCTGAGCAAGAAGAAGACCCCGCAGCGCCAAGAGACGCATTGGCAAACTTCCTCTGACCAAGAACAGGCTTAGGAAGTCTGAAGTTCGCATGGCTTGTAAGAAGAGTTAATTCTTTCTTGCGATCATTTGCAAGACCATCATACACAGACTGCCGAGCATCGGCTGATTTCTGAGCATGGTACTCGGATTGGAATGTCTCGCCCAAGAGTAACTGGATTGGCTGTTGTTCTTCTGTAGGAAAGAAGGCTCTTCCAGCCGTAAAATTTTGATTAAAAATCAGAGGGAAAGTGAGTTGTGCATTCCTTTGGCCTCCTGGTTTCATAGAAGCAATTGCGGCCATTCTAATAATAACAAATATAAAAAATACAGCCATTTAACGACGGCGCGGAATTAAAACAGGAGGAGGTAATCTGAATCCTGGTCTTACAGTTGGAGGCTGGGGAGGCGCTGGCACTGCCGGAGTAGGTGCAATACTCGCTCTCAACGCATTTCTACGCCTTTCTGCTTCAAGTGCCGCTTCTCTCGCCTGTTGATCCAGACGTTCTTGGGCAAAGAAATCCTCCTTTGCAATCTGGATGGCTTTGGTCCTAAACCCCGTATTTGTTTCTGCTAATGCCTGTTGTCTCTCTCTTGCTGTAGCAAATGCCTGTGCCTGTGCCTGTGCTTGTGCGGCTCTTGCGACGGCTGCAGCCTCGGTGGCTCTTTTTCCCGCGATCTGTTGTTCTAGATCTGTTTTCATGGCCGCCAGACTTCGTTTAGATGCATCCGTTGTCCTGCTCATCTTCTGATGGAGTTCGTAACGCTTTGCGGCGGCTTCGGCTCTTAAAAGATTTGCTTCAGCAGTATTCTGAGCAGCCTGAAGTTCGTCTTCGGTATAGACTCTACCAAGCCCCGCCTTTTGATCAGCATATTGTTTTAAGATATCCTGTTGCACAAAACGATTTCCGGAACGCCATCGTTCGTCAATAAGCATCTCAGCGAGCCTTTCGGGCGTTGGGGCTTTATAGGCTTCGCCGCACTCGCTCTTTGAGAGGTCATCAATCATATTAACCAAAGCAGAAATACCGGTGATGTCTACATATTGCATTATGTTTAAAGCCTGTTTTCCCTTTTCGTTGATGCCACAATTCTTAAAAATCCCTCCAGTCAATTCAGATTCTGCTGCTGCATTTAAGATTCGCAGTTGTGCTTCGGCATCCTTCTTTAGCATGGGTTGTGCGGAATGCGTCTTGCCAGTTTCAAGCGTGATCACTTGAAATTTTCTGCCGACTTTCTGGAGCGCGTAAGGCATGATTCTATTAGAAGATCATAAAATTGATTAGCGCTTGTTTTTCTGAGACAGTAAGATGCGACGGAAAAACAATATGACTGATGCTGAGATGCTTACTTGGCTAGAGACTCAGTATGATCTCAACGAGAATGGGTGTTGGGTCTGGAGGAGATACAAGGAAAAAGATGGCTATGGGCAAGTTGGATGGAAAGGAACTTTGCAAAAAGTTCATAGACTTTATTGGCTCTTGTCTGGTCGGACTATTCCAGAAGGTCTTGTGATGTGTCATGGGCCATGTAATAATCCAGCCTGTTTTAACCCGACTCATCTTAAGCCTGGGACACAGACTGAGAACTGTGCTGATAAAATCAGAGACGGTACTAACATTGGCCCCAGAGGTGAAAAGTCTGCCAATGCAAAACTAACTGAGGCGCAAGTCTTGGCGATCAGAGCAAACCCGGGGAACAAAAATCAGAGAGAACTTAGTGAAGAGTATGGGATTAATCAGCCAACAATCTCAAAAATCATCCTCAGAAAACTCTGGACTCATCTTACATAGCCATCTCAATTAACAATTTGATCGCCTGAGCATCACTTTTCTTACTACCACCCCTTCTGCCACGCCCTGCAGGCTTGGGAGGCAGTGCAGTCACCGGAGGCGGCGGGGGCGCGACTGGGACTACCGGGATTACAGGTTGTACTGGCTTGGGCATGGGTTGCGTAACTACAGGAGGAGGTTGATTTGGAACTGTGATTGGAGGAGGCTGTGTCACTGGTTTTGTTGGCGGAGAAGGGACGTAAGGTGGGGGCGGAGGCGCATAAGACTGCGCCAGAAGATTTCCTAACTGTAAAAGTTCTTCAAGTGCTGATTTTTGTGCTGCAGCCTGTTCTTCGTAGAACTTCTGTAATGCTTCGGATTCATCTTTTCTTTGCTGTTCCAACATCTTTTTGGCTTCTTCAAGTAATCTTTCATTTTCTTTCCTCTGAGCATCTGCGATCTTTTCATTTTCCTCAGCCTGCGTGTTCAAATCTACTAATTCCTGCGTCGCTTTATCCTGTGCGGAGTTTGCAGCATTTGTTGCCGCAGTAGCAGCATCGCTGGCAGCAAGAGCAGCGGCATTCTTTTGTGAATCAGAAATAGAAAGGCCAAGAGGAACAGCAATGCTTGCCACCGTTCCCAGCCCCGATGCATAAGGCAGGACTTTTGCTCCTAATGCTCCCAATCGCCCAATAATACTTGCTTTACTGGCGGCAGTAGCCGCAGCCTGTGCTGCAGCCGTTTGCGCGGCATTAATGGACGCTGCTCTAGCCGCCGCAGCAGAATAAGGCACGATCGCTCCTGCTCTACCTGCCGCAGTTCTTGCCGCTGCTGCTGCTGCCGCTTTTGCCGCTGCTGCTGTTGCTGCTTTTGAGGCTGCTGCTGTTGCTGCTCTTCCTGCAACACTTCCAATCGTTCGTGCCGCTATACCAGCCAGTGCACCAAGAAATCCACCTTGGGGCTTGGGTTTCTTTTCTGCTTTCACTTTAGTGCGTGGCATTCTAATATCATATCATTTTTTATTTTGACCCATTTTCTTTGAGGTATTTACTGGCCTCAGGAAGACTGAGACCATGTTTAGCCATAATTAACTTGACCATTTGGGCACGGACACTACGCCCATCAGGCTTTGACGCAGAAGGTTGGGGAAGCCTCATTGTTTTGCCTCCCACTTTTATTCCTGAGCCAATAAGGCCTTCACTCATGGCAAGAGCCAATTTATCTGCATTAGTTCCAACCAGATAGCGTTCCGGAAGATTTCCAGAGCGTAAGATGGCAGCCAGTTGCGCACGCTGTGCTTTTGTACCTCTGCCTTTGCCTTTGCCGGGCAGTCCGGGCACAGTGGGGCCACCAGTGCCGGTTCCAGTGCCAGGAGCAGGAATACTAGGACCAAGAGTGCTAGGGCCAGGAGGAGGAGTAAAAGGAGGAAAAGTTGGAGTGGTCGCAGGACCAAGAGGAGGAAAAATATCAAAATTGCCCATGCCCCCTGGCTGTTGAGATTTCATGCTCTCAAAATAGGCCAATAGACCTCCTGCTGCAACACCTGCCGCAAGAGCCTGAGCAACTCGTGCCGGAGTAACACCCATGGCAGTTAACTTCTGAGCAACTGTGCCCGATCTTACTGTAGCACCTGTAGCAGGACGCGCCAGTCCTTGGTAAAAAGACGCAGGCATTCTAGGCGTTGCTAGAGGACGACCAGCAGATCCCAGAACAACCAGCGCACTAGAAGGAGCACGCACAGTAAGGGCACCAGTACGAGCCGCAGCCGCTGCTCTTGCTGATGCTAAAGCCGCTGTTCTTGCTGCTGCAGCGGCAGCACTGCCTGCATTAGCAATCCCCGCAGCACCAGAACTTATCGTAGAACCAAATCTTCCAATCCTACTCACAAGACTAGCAAGATTACCACCCACAGCGCCCCCGCAAGGCTCTCTACAAGAACAAGAACCCGGGCAGTCGCATTCAGAGTCAGATTCTTCTTTTAATGTCATACCAGCACCATAAAATGCCCCGCCATGTAGTTGGGAGCGCATACTTTCTTGTTCCATAGCACGAGCATCTGCTAATGCAAAACGAGCCGCTCTCGCCATTTATACTAAGAGAAAATATTAAAAATACGTCTACAATAGATGGATCTGATACGAGAGAAACGGTTTCCAGGCAACTATACAGAAGAAGTCTTAGATGTGCTAAAGAGGCTCTCAATTACAAATCTAAAACATGTTAAGATTATGGGATCTACATCCGTACGTAGTCAACAATACGCGGGAGATATTGATGCCGAGGATACTGCGAAAATAGATTCTTACGCCCAAGCGGCTGAGGCGCTAAAAGAAGTTATTAAAAGAATAGACAGTAGCATTTTTATAACAGATTTCAAGATCGGAGAGGTGACAATGTGGGATGTCTTACATGGCGAGTTTGATTTAGTAAAATCATTACAGAAGTTATCTGCTCTTAAAAACGTTCACATTTCTGAAGCAGAGTTCAAAGGCGCAGAAAGATTATTAAGGGCAGTCAAAGACCCTTTGACATTGGTAGAGGCTAAGAAAGGGATCAGATTTCATATCTTACGTTGGAAACCATCAGAAGTCTTAGCCGGGGTTAAAAAGGTAAGAGGGCTTACCATTTCTTTAGAAGATGCTATTGCATCAGGGGGTTTGATTAAACTAGATGTAATTAAAGACACAGATAGATTTACAGAAATAACTATGATTTATAATCTGAAATTGAATGGGAAACAAGTCACAAAAGTTAGTGAGAATCTTATAAAGTCTTTAGAAGACGATATAGTGTATTTTGATAAAAGAAATCCATTCAAAGCACTCAAACGAGCATTCAGTCTTGCTAAGGCAACTAAGAATACATCAGAAATAGAGTTTTTAGTACCGCTTCTGAATTCTGATTTAGGAAGGCTCTATAATATTGTTTCTAACCTAGACACTATTCTTCTACTTCTTGAACAGCCTGCCCCGATTGCTGCAGTACATGAGAACTTAGATGAGATCAAAGCACGCATGGGGAATATTTATTCTCTCAAAGAGTTTCTGGATGTAGAAACGAACATTCTTGGTGCTCTTGAAACGATGAAAAAGATGAGCGCTAAGAGATTAAAACCTGCTCTATTGTCATTATCAAGAAGCCTACAGACAATCTTAAACAACGAAACCGAAAAAAAACTAAAGTCTGTATAGATGGCATCAATATCTTTAGAGCCCGCAGCAGATTCTATCCCGATAGCATTTGTTAGAGAGGGTGAGCACTCTGGCAAAATCTTGTATTTACATGAGAAGGAAAAAGCATCTTCTAAAAAGGGGCAGAGTATAGATGCTAATAAGTACAAGACCGAACTGGCTTCTTTGAAACCCGGAGAAAGGACAAAGATGATCATAAGACTCTCGGCTGCACGCGATAAAGGTTTGGAGCCAGACCAACTCATCGGCGAGACTGCGATTGGCAAACAGTTATATACTCGCATCCTGGCAGACCAGAAAGCATCCAAAGACATTAACTTAGAGTCTGGACATTTTGAACTCTTGCCTTCTTGTGATCCAAAGAAGCGAGATGTTTTTTACATTGCAGGGGCTTCCGGCTCTGGAAAATCTTACATTGCCAAGGGCATTGCTGAATATTATCAGAAGTTGTTCCCGGATCGCCATGTCTATCTGATTTCTAAGTTGGATGCCGATCCCGGAACTCTTGACAAGATGAAGAAGCCTTGTAAACGCATCAGTGTTCAGAGTCTGGTGGACTCTCCTCCGACTCTGGACGAGTTCAAAGACTGCATGATAATTTTTGACGATTGGGACACATTCGGCGGTAAAGAGGAAAAGGCCGTACTATCTTTTATAGAAGATGCAGCCATAATGGGCAGACACTCCAATACTTCTATTCTTATTCTTTCCCACTACCTTACGAACTTTAAGAAGAGTAGATTGATGTTATTAGAAGCAACGCATTTTGTTCTGTATCCAATGAGTACGAGTGCCCATGCACTTAACTACTTGCTAAAAAACTATATTGGTCTTGACAAAGATGATGTGCGCGACCTTCGGAAACTAGGACGCTGGATTTGCATTAAAAAAACCTTCCCTCAGTATTTGGTCTCGGCGAGTTATGCAAAATTGCTCCATAACTAAAAATTGACTGGCTTTACCTTTTCCTTGGGTAGTAAGAATGCCTCGGAAAATAAACATGACTGATGATGAGATGAAAGAGTGGTTAGAAACTCAGTACGATCTCAACGAAAATGGTTGTTGGGTTTGGAAGGGATCAAAGAATCTAAAGGGTTATGGAAAAATCCAATGGAAAGGAACTACCCGCGGAATCCATAGACTCTACTGGCTTTTGTCTGGTAGAACTATTCCGGAAGGTCTACAGATGTGCCATGGGCCTGGTTGCTCAAAAGCCTGCTATAATTTAGAGCATCTGAAGCCTGGGACACAGTCTGAGAACATGATTGACAAAATTAGGGATGGCACAGACAGTAGAGGTGAAAAGCACGTTAATGCAAAACTTACGGCTGAGCAGGTCTTAGCAATCAGAGCAAATGTAGAGAATAAAACTTGTAGAGAACTCGGTGAGGAATATGGGGTTGATAACACATTAATCTCACGAATCATCCTTAGAAAAGCCTGGGCTCACATCTAAAGACCATTTTGACTCTTCCAAGCCGCCCTTATTTTTTCAAGTTCATTCTCAAGATTTAAGCCGTAAAGACGAGACATGGTATTGTAGCATTCATTAGAATATAAAGAAGGAGGCAAGCACTCTCCAGCGACCTTGTTCTGCATATACCCGCAGAGCCATATTCTATCAATCTCACACGCGCCTTTGGCTCCAAGTATCTTTTTTGTTATGCCAAGATTTATCTTAAGAGGTGTCTTTGTCCAGTCTTTTGTCAGATCAGTTTGTTTAGCAGCCTTTGACATCTACTATTAGAATATATTCTACTCTAATAGTAATGAGTTTCCCAACAACGCCTTTAAGATTTGTTGGGGACTGGACTGCAGCAACAACTTTTGTCTTTGGTGAAGTTGTCTTGGCTGGTACGCCAGCAGTCGCATACGCATGCGGTGTCCAGTCTTCTCTCCTAGATCCGTCTATTCAGCCTTCTACGGACTGGTTTCCATTTCCTTCGGGTGCAGGAGCAGGGGCTACAGGAGCAACAGGACCTAGTGGAGCAACAGGAGCAACAGGGCCTACTGGATCAGGAGCAACAGGAGCAACAGGAGCAACAGGAGCAACAGGGCCTAGTGGAGCAACAGGAGCAACAGGGGCTACGGGTCTGACAGGAGCAACAGGGCCTGCCGGGGAATCTTCTTCTTTTTTCAAATATAGAGCACAAGATCCTCCTGCTAATCCCAATTCTGGTCGTATCACATGGCAATCCACTAATCAAACAACAAGTACTTACATACAAGTAAATCATATTAATGCCGATAATGTTGATGTAGAACTATTCTTAACGGCAGTGCAAATAGGGGCTACTTTGATCATACAAGATCAAAATGATTCAACCAGGTATCAAAAGTGGACAGTGTCTTCGGCTCCTATAATTGTGCCAAATGATCATGTTCAATATCCTGTTACATTACAAGCATCTGCAGGACTAGACTTTGCAAACAATCACCAAATTATCTTAGCGATTATAAGCGCAGGAGTTGCTGGGCCAACTGGGCCTACAGGAGCAACAGGGTTGACAGGAGCGACTGGACCAGCAGGAATAGTGGGTGTGGATCTCAATGGTCTCTTGAATAAAATTAATGCATTCCCTGCCCTGCCTTATACCACAGCCTCTTCTTCTCAACCAGTAAACAATCAAGTCCCTACGGCTATAGTGCCAGATGGATCATTCCCTGTCAATGTTCCCACAGTCGGCTCAGTCCCAGGGGGCTGGGGATTCTCAAAAGCAAATGGTTCCGCAGCGTATTTTAATTGGTATCAGTATAATCCCAGATTTGGCGCCCCTGCTGCTCCTTTACCATATATTAAAAGTAAAATCCAGAGTGCATGGGTTCTGATCAGACCAACCGTCAATCTGTATTTAGCAGGCCTCTTTGCCATTAATCTATATTCTTTTGATGATGCAAATCCACCAACTTCTGGTTTTTACAATACTAGATGGGCCTACAGCAACTCTGTCGGTACAGTAGCAGGAGCAACAGGTACTAATCTTTTTGCAGGATATACTTACCTCTTATATGCTAATGACGCTCCTCGTATTACTAACGCATCTGCTATAGGTGTTCCAGACTCTCAAGTTGCTGGTCTTCGCGATCCCTATGATATCTATACTGATGTAAATCACATCCCGCTTCAGAACTGTGTTGTAGCGTTCAATCCATGGACCAACGGCACAAACTACCAGACATGGACTGCAACTGGTGTCTATCCTCTTAACGCAACAGTGGTCTTTGCTGGTAATGGCACCAATTATAATGGTCTGTTTTTTATTGTAACTGGTGCACCTGTAGTGGGAACAGCACCCATGGTAAACGGAGTTGTTAGTGCAGGCTGGTCTTTAATATCACCACAGCCATCTTCTTTTGCCGATCAACCGATAGGAGGAATTACCGTAACACAGACTACGGCCACTGGTCAGGCTGTAGGCTATGTCGTCTTAGACATTGGCTTCTCCTATGGCCCTTCTACCACATCAACAACTGTCTCTCAGCATATTGCTTTGATTCCTAATTAGCGCTTTGGTCTAGAATAGCGCATGTATTAGTAGATGAGACTTATTAGTTTGAGTGAAGGCAAGCCTGGGAAAAAGTTAAAAGTGGTTGTAGAGGCTGATGGAAAGATAAGAACCATTCATTTTGGAAATGAGGGCAGTCAAGATTTCACGACTTCTAAAGATCCGAAGAAAAAAGCAGCCTATCTTGCTCGTCATGCGGTCCGAGAGAACTGGACTGCCTCCGGTGTTCAGACATCAGGATTCTGGGCCAGATGGATCCTCTGGAATAAGCCAACTATTGAAGCGTCGTTAAGAGATGTTATGAAACGTTTTAGTCTCTAGCCATTTGTAATATTATAGTATAATATTAGGAATGTTATCTGCAGGTGCAGAGAAAAGAGCAGAGTCATACACATTGTCCGATACAGACATTAGAAGTCTTCTAGGGACAGATATTAAGATCACTTCTTACCCAGAACTTGCTAACGTCTCAGATATCAACCAACTCTTTGATAGGAAAGGCAGAGCCATTGTGTTTTTTCCACAAGATGGACCATCTGTAGGCCACTGGTGTGCCATGATCCGAGATGGCAGAGAAATAGAGTTTTTTGACTCGTATGGAAAATATCCTGACACACAAAAGCCAGATAAGCAAGAGCAACAAGAACTGGGCATGGACAGACCTCTTTTAACAAAACTTCTTGAGAACTCCGGCTGCAGAGTAATCTATAATAAAGTAGCCTTGCAAAAGACAAAAGATGACGTGCAAACCTGTGGTCGGCATTGCGTGGTCCGCCTTCTCTATAGTCGCTATCCGATAGGCAAATACAGAGCCATGATTAAAAGCACTGGTCTTACTCCCGACCAGTTTGTGGTTAGGGAAACATCGTCTCTTGGAAAATAATATAAGTACTTATTAGAATGGCCTATAATTTCAAAAGTGTTGTTGATGGAGGCGCAGATTCTGATCTTGTCTACTATAACTGCACTTTGACAGCCACAAAAACGAATGGTCTGTATTTGCCTACAGTCGGAGATACCCAAATCAAGTTTAACGAGACCAGAGACGCACCTATTATCAAAGACGCTAGTCAATATTATTTTAGTCTTATTCGGTTTGCTATGAATGGACCTGGTAAGAATTTACCTCTGTTTATTCCTTTGATTCAGACAAATGATCCTCTCTTGGGAGTACAGACAAATCCTAACCTGACAATCTATTACGTCTCTATAGCGTATCAACGGGAATGGAATTTCACAATAGGAGGTGTCGCACAAACGGCTATCTTGACTCTTACACCCCCTTCCACACCTCTAATCTACGTATCAGAGACGCAAAATACTACGATTGCTCCTGTACCTACCGCGCCGCCTTCAGGTATTGTCAAGCAAGACTTGAGCACCAGATACTACTGGGTCTATACGTATAAGCACTTTGTCTCTCTTGTGAACACAACAATGTTACAGGCAATGACTGCTCTCTGGGGCGAGTTTACAGCGGCATGGGCTGCTCTCGGCACTGCAACACCAAATCCCTATCCGACACTTGCTTCTTTTCTTTTGGATCAAGATGTGCCAAGTCTGTCGTATGATGAGGACGCTGGGTTATTCTCTATCATCGGAGATACCCGATGCTTCAATATGTCTGGTCAACTTCCTTTAGCCAATGCAACCCAAACTGCTCTGCCTGCATTTGTCGCAACTCCTTACAACCCCGGCGATCCCGCGTCTCCAGTCTCAGCATGCTATCTCCGGCTCTTCTTCAACGATTTACTTTTTGGCCTCCTGACTAATTTTAATAACACCTTCTTTGGCGCTGTCAACGGTGGGAGCATTCCATTTCCACTGACTGCGGGACTACAGCCTCTTCAAGCACTCACATTTCCTTACGGCACTCAGTTTTTCTACTATGGGAATGAGATCCTTTTTACAAATCAAAACTTTCAGAACCTGCTCAATAATAATCCTCTGCTTCAGAATCTACCCGCCGCCCCTCCGCCCGTCTACAATCCCCAGTTTCTGCTACCCGTCAACAAGCAAAATCTTTATTGGATTGCTAAACAGGATTATAAGAGCACTGATACTATCTGGAGCCCATGTGCGAATATCGTCTTCACATCTGCAATGTTGCCTATCAGAAAAGAATTTAGCGCTGCGCCTGTGGAACTGAATAGGAGTAACGTCGCTGGGAAGTCTGTACCGGCACAGAGTTCTTTTGAGCCCATCATAGCAGACTACGTAGTAGATCAGCAGATAGAGAATGCGCAAGGATACCGGTCATTTCAGTTGTATGGGGATACTGTGGAGTATAAGATGATGAGTTTGAGCGCGTCGCATGAAGAAATTAGAAATATTGATATTCAAGTGTGGTGGAGATTTCGTCTGACAGGTGAGTTGATTCCTCTGACTATGATTGCGGGAGGTGACTGCACCATCAAGATTATGTTTAGAAAGATTGACTATCGGTCATAATTAAGGAGAAGGTAGCCCGGTCTGTATAAACCCTCTACTACCAATTGTCCATGGGTTTCCAAGAGTCGGAGAGGTTGCAGTGCCTTCTAATTCAAGAGTATAAGACGTATTAGTAAAAGTACTAATAGTTCTGCAGTAAGTAGCGTTAAATCCGATCACTTGGCCCACTGCACCAGGTACTCTAAAAAAATAAATCTGTCCAAGACTCGTCTTTGGCGTAGGAGCCAGCGTTTCATAATAGAATAACTCTAGAGTGCACAATGTTGAATCGGCAGCAAAACTATTACCAGATAAATTGATGGATATAGTTGTCACACATGCACTTCCTGTTCCTTGAGGTGTAAATGGAAACGTCCATAGCGTGGTAGGGCCATCTACAGCAAGGAGACCTGTCTGTACCTCTATAGTCTGAACTGTAGATGCTAATACAACAGATGTTCCGGTGCCATTATCAATAAGTCCCGACTCGGGGGTAACAGTAACTGAACTAATAGGAGGTGTAGGATAAGCAATTGTTAAAAGAATATCATTGTTCTGAACAGTATACGCACCATTTACACATGACTGAGTAACTACACCTTGGATACCAGATAGACTAGTAACTCCTGCTACGGCATCAGAAGGAAATGGAAACCAGTCTGTAGAAGGCTGAGTAGTCGGATCAATATTCAACGATGTCACTGCACCACAGGCGTATGACACGTTTGTAGACGCTAATATAACATCACCATACTTATAGACTGTTGTTGCAGACCAATTGCCAGTCCATCGTAGTACTCCGGTAGGGAATTCTGCCATCTATTATATAGTATTTTTTTCTGACGCCAGTGCTTCGGAAAAAGAAACCCCGGTGTGCGCCTCGCAAAAAGCAAATAACAACAGATTTATTTTATTCGGCACTAGTATAAGCATGTCCAGCGATATCGCCAAGTTATCGGTGTACGATTCTCGCATTGTGCAACAGCAGCCGGCCTACGCAGTGGAGAAAGGTTCTCTATCTCTGACGAACTCCCCTTTTGCGGCGATTTCCCAGAGCCAGAGCCAGCACTCCTACAACATCTACTGTCCCTCCGAGAACGTCTATGTAGCCCGTGATATTGACTGGTCCAGCACAGTGAATCTTCGCGTTGATGTACAGTTAAATGACAAGGCCGGTGGTCAGTTTCCTATAGGCGTGCCTCTGCTAGAACTTGGCGTAGATGGTTCTCTTGCTGCTTTTCCTCTGAATGCCCTCTGCGCAACCATTACGGCAACGATTAACGACACCACAACAACAATCAATACCCAGGATGTGCTTTCTGAAATCATGCGCCTCACGGACTACCGGGGCAACAGGGTACAGAGGACATGCCCCACGATGTTAGACAAGTATCTGGACAATGGTGCTGGTCTGAATGCCCAGAACGACCCTATTTCCGGCTACACTAATGCAGGCCATGACTATGCCGAACCTACTAACGGCTCTTGGGCCAACGTAGTCTTCACTGACTCTGGTGGCACTGTGCTATCCGGCAATACCTCCTACACATTTAACGGCAAGGTCATTGATGTCCAGGACGGCGTGCCCATCTCTACGGCGACCCCCATTACTGGTGTTGTGAATGGCTCCTACTCTGTCTTCCTGCGTGTCCGCACCTGCGAGAAACTCAGTCTGAGCCCCTTCATCTTTGCAAATGAGCATGGCGAAGACACTGGTCTGTTTGGCATCAACAACATTCAGTTAGTAATGAACATGCGTGATCCTAACAGGGCTCTGCGTCTGCGTAACTCTTTTGTGGGCACTACAGAAAAGGTCTATATGACCGGCACGTCTGTTGCGTTTCCCAGCGTCTATACTGGTCCCCCGGTGTCTTACAACACTGGCGTGGCTAGTGGTCCCTTTAGCGATTCTCAGGTGCATGTGCAGTTTCTGACTCCCTCTCTGAGCATCCCTCTGCCTCCCAAGAGTTCTGTGCCGTATCTTGAGTTTCCCAGATATATCACACAGGTGTCTGCTGCCATTCCTCCTGGTCAATCTTCTCCGTTAGTCAGCCAGACGATTACTCTGCCCCAGATTCCCGATCTGCTGATAATCTATGTAAAAGCACTGAGGGATCCGGCGGATGCAAATCTGCTTCATGATCCTACTCTTCCTCAGTTTGGCTCTGGCTATCTGCCTGTGCTCTCCAGTGTGAATGGCTCTCGGTCTGTGGCCCCCCTCTCTGTCAACTTTGACAACTTCGCGGGTCTCCTCTCCTCCCATACGGCTGAGCAGTTATACGCCATGTCTGTTCGCAATGGGCTGGAGATGGACTGGAACACTTGGTCTGGTCGTGGGCGTGTCAATACTGGTGCTGTGGGTGGCACTGCCTCTACGGTCGGTGGCTTCCTGGTCTTGAAGCCCGGCGTGGATATCACACTCTCTGAGGGGCAGGCACCTTCTCTTGTTGGCAACTTTACTCTCCAGTTCAATCTGAGTGTTCTGAATACCTACGAGTTCAGTGTGCTACCCCAGATCTACGTGATTACGGCAAACTCTGGCTTCTTTGAGAGCATCCGTGGCTCTTCTCGTATCATCAAGGGTGTGCTGTCCGAGCAGGATATCATTGCGGCTCCTCTGGCTCCTGCCGGTACTCTTGCTGGTCTTGCAAGGATGGTTGGTGGCAAGATGATGAGAATGGCCAACCGCATGATGTACGCACCCGCTCAGAGGGGGGCTGAAAAGAAAGAGATGAGGGCGGCTCCGGACAGAAAAAGTTTAAGCCAACGCCTAATGTAAATTGTCTGAAAAAAAATATACGGTAAGTGTATAGAATGTCTCTTGAGTCTCTCCAGAACCCATTAGCAGTGAAAGGTGCGCTACCAACTTCCGTTGCTCTTCGGCCTCTAGACGGTACATCAAATGACCCTACGTGGAGCGCTACGACTCAGTATTTCAAGGGCGATTGGGTAGTGAGCCCCACAGACTTTGGCATGTACTGCTACACGGCATGGGATCCTCTTAACGTGTTAGATCTGCCTACCTGCATTGTATCTGCAAATGACCCTGCTTCTGCTCTTGGGTATGCAGAGGGCTGGCAGGCCGCACAGGGGCAGGGCGCTCTTCCCAACGGCTCTTTTATTGAGACTACCGGCATTGTCCCTGGTAACGCTGGTGGCGTTGCTAATCCTCTCGTGCTTCCTGCTGGTCTGGCTGTAGTGACTCTACCCTACGGCGGCGTGGGTTCTCCTGCAAGCACATGGCGCGTAAGTCTGACTTACTCTGTAGCAAAGGGTGGCGCAGCATTTAACTACGGCGAAGTCGTAAATTGGTCTGTAATTGGCTCTGGAGGCGCGGGACCTCACGTGGCGTCGGGTGGCCAGCATGTTCTTGCCGACACTGCTTCTGATTCTACGGTAAGTTTTGTCGTACAGGCTGCGGCGGGGGCAACTACTCTGACTCTTTCTGGCTCTCAGACGGCAATTGCTGCTGCTGCAGTGCTGGTCTTCAACGCAGGTGCCGCGATCACGGCGACGTGGGAGAGACTGCAGTAAAAGCACACTGATTTTTTAAACGCATTCATAATGCTTTAGAAAAATCATTCCTATCATTAGATGTCAGTACAAGGACTGCAAACACCATTCCAAAGACTTGCTGCCCTTCCAAGCGCAATGAACTGGCGCGGATCATGGGTTTCAACACAAGACTACTTTATCAATGACGTGGTCATATCTCCGATTAACGGGTCTTCTTACATTTTAACAGGTACGATTTCCTTAGTCGGTGGACCAGATCCCAGTCTTAATCCCGTCTTTGAGGAACTATCTCCATTATCCACTGGAATAACTAGCGTAGTTGCTGGCCCCGGCATTACTGTGGATAATACAAATCCCCAGATCCCCATTATTGAGAATAACGGTGTGCGGACTCTGACAGGAGACGGTGTGAGCATTATCGTTGACAACACAGATCCAAATAATCCAGCGATTACCTCTCTTGCTCTAAATACGATAACTGGGCAGTCTGGAATCAGTGTGAATAATGCAAACCCTCAGAATCCGATCATTACTAACTCAGGTGTAAGAAGTCTTGCACCTCTTGACGCATCTATCACTGTCTCTGCGCCAACCGGCGCTGTCATTCTATCTGCAAATGGCCTTTTAGATGTTACAGCAGGTGTCGGCATTGGTTTAGCGGGTACAGTGCAGAATAGGCAGATTAGCAATACCGGTGTGGTGAGTCTTGCTGTGGGTGCTGGCCTATCTTCCACGGGTGGAGTAAATCCCACGGTTGCAAATACTGGCGTTCTTACAATTGCCGCAGCAGACTCTTCTATCATCGTGGCTGGGACGGTGCAAAATAGGACAATCAGAACTTCTGCTCCGGTTTTAACAAGAGCATTTACGGCGAACACTACACAGGCATTCTCGCCTACCCCTCCTGCGACGAATCTGAGTTTTAATGTCGTTGTTCCGGCATCTCCAAATATCGTCAGAGATTATCTGTTTGGCGGCGCACCTGATGCCGCCGGCGTCTTTTTATTTGACTTAAGTCCGATTATCATGCGATTTGTCGCTTCTGGTGGGCCTTTGGTTATCCAGAATAATGTATCTCTTCGCTTTATTGATAGCGTAAATGCTATAACATACACTTCGCCTACAATTCTAAATGAGACTCAGTTAGCGGTTGGGACGGCTTATCCCATCAACTCTGGTCTTGGAAAAGTTTACATGGACATAGCCGACGCAAGAACTGCTGGATTTCGGGTTCTTACTGGACTGCAGATCGTGAACGGAACGAATGGTGAACTTCTGATTACGTCAATGCCTACTCTGTATTCGGCAGAATATTTGCCTTTGGGCCTCCAATAAGTTAAATTTTTACCCTACGCATGATTAGATGTCCTTCGGAATTTCAGACTTAGACACAAGGCTCAAAAGGTTCAACGCTTTGCCGCAAATGATGAATTTTCAGGGCACATGGTCGCCAACAGAAGACTATTATCAGAACGATGTGGTAGTCAGTCCCGCCGACTTTGCATCTTATATCCAGATTTCGGCATCTTCTGTAATCTCAGGTGGAGGCGATCCGTCAACGAACCCAACAGATTGGTTCCGCTTCGGCCAGGGAGCGGGCGGAGTTCAAGAGATAGACCCAGGCGCCTTCATTAGCACAACAGGATCTACCAACCCAACCATCTCAAACCTCGGTGTCATAACACCCACTCTGTCCCCAAATCTTAATAATCTGGGGACAATTAATGCATTTATCTTAGAGACAACAGGAATTCTGGGAGTAACTGCTGGCCCTGGGATCGGAACACAATTAAGCCCACTGGCCATCACAGATCTTTTCAACACCGGTGTTAGATCTGTACAGGGGCAAGGCAATATCGTTATAGCAGATGGAGCAACCCCATTTGACAAAGTAATCTCTTACACTGGAGTGGGCACTCTTACATCACCGTTGCCCGGCCTAACTATAGGCCCAGGCTCTACTCCTTTAATTACGAACACTGGGCTTCTTTCTCTGATTACAGGCACCGGCATCATCAATTCTTCAACAGCCCAGACACCAAATCTTACTAACGATGGCCTTATTACTCTAGTGGGCTCTAACATCACTGTCAATAACACTGCGGGTACCGTCACTCTATCTACCACACATCCAAGCCTTTCTCAGATCGGCACCATGGCTCCTGTAATGGTGCCGTCTCAATTAACTAATGCAGTAAGATCTGGACGCATTGCAATAACTCAGACGGCTGGCACAGATTGGGCTACTTCTATTTCCACTGGAGTACCTTACGCAATAGGATCGTTTGAACTGTCTTTTTCCATTACATTTCTGCTCTCAGGAATAAACACTGACATAGGCAATACACTCTTCTCTCTGTATGACGGTGTTAATAATGTTCTCTACCCTCTGACAACCCCAGCAATTTCATATACAAACGTCGCTTACAATCGCAGCAGTGCTACCACACCATACTCTTCTACATTTGGAAAGTTCATAGTAGATTTGACAGCGATCCGAGCATCTGGATTCAAAGAATTGACTCATTTTCAGATAGATCAGATCTTTATTGCAGGTGCTCCAGGAAATAGCGTTGTTCTTCAGGCAGCCTCTGCAAATATCTTTGGGGTATATTATACAAATCCAATAGCCTAAAAAACAATGACCTATTAAGCAATCATAAGTGAAAAAACTTTTTTCATTTATGATACCACTTTTGATCCATCAAGGGGGGTCATCAGCCTTTTATCTTTTCCAGGGACGCCGGGCCTACTAAGTTTCTATCTATGCGCAGAGAAGGACCACCAGTCAAAACAGAGGCCAAGCGTGCATAGGCCCACTGTGCTACAGAGACATTAGGACGTGAGCCAGATGAGCCGTATGCCCCAGCGCCCTTAGAAAGAATTTTATCAACATCTGTATCTAGAAATGTTGCCTTTACCTTCTCAAGGTCTGTGATCGGGAACCCATATTTGTTTTCAAACTTTATCACATGCTTTGATCTTCTGGTTGGCTTCTCAGATACTCTGGGACGGTCTTCTACTTTTCCTTCCGCATACTCTTCTTTTGATTTGTTAATAAGAGCAATCTGTTCTTTTTTTTGCGCTGGTGTTAGACCTTCTGTATATTGTGCTGGTATTTTGGTCTCCTGGCGCTGGCCACCTTGGAAGTTGCTCAGCATGTGTGCTTTATAAGACGCGTACAGCCCTGAGAATAGACTGCGAATTCCGGTAGCCAGAGAAATAGGACGAACCTCTACACCAGGGATGAAACGTCCCACAATGTTATACAACGGATCAGCGGCATTATAGATCCGCCGGTGCGCGGGATTTTGCTTTACAAACTGGGGCTCTACCGCGCCATTATAAGAGAGACCCGTCTTAATCAGACCCATTGCAATAAATCTATCCATGATGGCTGCACCGAGGCTGTGGCCCACGCCGACATAGTAGTATTCGGTTTGTGGATAAGATTTCTGAACTTCTGTCAGTGTCTGTAGATCTGCCTGGAATCTTGCGGAGTTATTTAATGTCCCAAAGGCTACATTTGGCCAGGAAGAAAAGTCCCTCTGATCCTGCGTGCCTCTAATTGACACAATAATGATTTTACCATCCTTGTAGAATTTCAAAGTAGGTGTGGCATAGAATAACTCAAAAGAGCCGACCTGTTTCCTCGTCTTACCTGTATAGGCAGACTCAGCCATGATCTGCATATCGGCGAGTGATGGCATTACTATAGTAGGGATAAAAATTATAGTGGTTTCTCTAAAGTCTTAAGAGTTGCAATTAATCGTTCTATTTTCTGAGACATTAGTTCTATAAGAGCAAGATTGTCATAGTTTTTTGTTTCACACCATAACACTGAAAGGTCTGATAGAAGGCCATCCAAATGCTCTAAAAGCACAGAAACTCTAAGAGTCCCGGGCATTATGGCAGGCTATAAAATTGCTTGGGAAAAAACTCTCAGACAAAAGTATAATGCAATGGTATCGTTCTTTTAACATTCATAAAGAAGTCACTAAAACATCTGTGCTGTTAAGAATACCCTTTCACACTCTACAGGCTTCTGATCTAAGTTTACAATCATGGTACTTCACAAAGGAAGGGAATGAGATGCATCTTCTTTTAGATAGAGTAAAGAATGAATGCCCTATTGAAAAGTTACTAGAAGAGAAAAGAAATAACTACAATCGCTTCTTGTCCTACCCTGGGGAGAGGCTGCGCTGAAAATTGACGGGGTTATGATGCATAATACTAGTATGCACCCTGTTATTTCTCTTATGCATAAATTTCAGCAAGAAAGAGGAGTTAAGGATCAATGTGTAACAAATACACAGTTTGTATATGATACTTTCAAACATAATTATGATATTGATGTAAAAGCAAGAGCATGTATAGTTCTTAGTCAAGATATAAAAAATAAAGAATTAAAAGTGATTATTCACTTAGTCCTTACAGTAGGAGACAAAATAATAGATCCCTCGTATGATGTGTTTTCTTTAAAGCCCCATTATTGTTTTGATTTTGCATCATTCTCTAAAGCCACTAAAGCCACAATGTTGGGATTTCAAAAGAAATATCTAATCATCTTTCTAAAGTTTTTAGACTTAGCAAAGAGGATTAATGAGGGTCAACTCATCATTACAGATAAACAGCACTATAATGACCAAGCCGATTTCTTAGAAACGGCCCTCCGGTAACCATGGGGGGGGCGAATAGCCGCAGGATGTAGAGTATGTAGACTTCAACTCTACATCCCATCCATAGTGGCTACTGATTATTTACCCCCCTCCGGAATGGGGGGTGGTTTTTTTTCTTGGTGTCTTCTAACAATATATAAAACTACATACTCTACATTATATCATAAAGTATATAACTATAGTAAAGAGATGACGGGAATCCGCTCAATGTAGAGATGTAGTTTTGGAATGTAGAGTTGATCCAAAACTACATCCTGGCTATCCGCCCCCCCCCATGGTTACTGGGGGCGCTTTTGATAAGAAAAGCCCCCTTCAGTCCTTTTCTTTAAAAGTTTCCCACTTCGGATCATCTTCAAGAGTGCCCACCCTAAACTTTTTATGTTCTGGCAATAAGGAAGTTTATTATCAATGCAATAATTCTGATATGCTATAAAGAAAGAAGTGGCTTTGACTTCTTCACCATCCCACTGCTCAACAAATAACTCTTCACTTGTCTTCTCAGACTCTACTAACATATCTTGATACTCATCTGCAGGAACAATACGGAAATTAAACCCACTGATATCTAAAGTAGAAAGCCACATTCCTACTGCTCTACCGGCTTCTTTATTAAAGAGGATCCTTCTAACTTCTGTCCAGTAAGGAAGATCATGTTTCCTTGCATTAGAGGTTGATGCAATAACAAAGCGTTGCTCACCATCAGATAACTCCACAGGAGCAGCACCAGGATTTAGTGTTAGTACATAGCGGTTATAATTTGTAACTGTTATAGCCCTCTTTCCTTTATCATTGTACATTTCATCTTTTGCTGTAATTAATGACTTAAACTTTGAAGAATTTTGAAGAAACGTCCGACGATTAGCCTCTTCCACTTTACAAAGAAACATATTCATGCGGCCAGTGTCATGTTTGTCAAAGAACTGAGTTCCACCGCAGGTATAGTTTTTTGAATAATCCCCGCCAATAACAAACTCATTTATAAAATCAAATGGAGTGTCTTTTCCTGTTCTTTTGTCACCAGTAATAATAAGAGCAGTACCAGGCTTATCAAAAGGCTGTTGCACTAATTGAGCCAACCACTTTATAATATACTCTTGCTGCTGAGGATTGCCGATTAATGACATGATCTCTTTGAACTTTTCTACTGCTAAAAGACAAGGAGCAATATCTTCTTGCCAAGCAAATAAAGGAGGCATAACAAATACTTCTGGATCATCAGACTCTCTCATATCAATCTTTTTAATTACTCTAGCCGTCTTATCCTTTCTCCAGATGTCAAAAAAAGTTGTAAAATCTTCAAACTTTTGAGAATGCTCAAACCGCCATTTTCTAGAATAATACTCGCGGGCATGTTCCATTCCCATGCGCATTAACTCTTTTCCTTTAACTTCAATCATCTCATTTGCTGGACCATAATAGAAGTTTGTTTCTTCAAACTCCCTCTTCATTTCTTTATACATTTCTAAACTGACCCCCTTAACGACTTCTTCAGAAATAGAAGGCATCTCAAAGGATAAAAACTCCTTGGTGACCAAAGCAATCTTATAGCCAGTAGCAATCTCCACGGCTTGCTGTGTTGCAATCAGATCACAGACAACTCCTTCACGCTTTCTGATCATGACACCATCATAACAAAGTACATCTACAGACCATCCCTGCTGCTCCAGATACTCTTTCATAGCCAACATACACTGGCGCTCCTCAGTCTGTAAGACAAAAGATAAAAACGATCCGTACATATTTTTCTCAGACTTGCATGCCTTGGCCAGATCTGCGTACTCATCACGCTGAAATAGTTTCTTAGAGAACCCGCGTACCTCTTCAGACAGTTCCCAAAGAAACGATTTTTGATTGCATGATCCACCATACAGAATAGAAATAATAGCAGCCTTAGCATCATCGCGTGAGCAATCATTCTCTATCATCACAGTTTTAAGATATTGATCACGGTTCATGACGTATTTATCAACTTCTGGAAGGTCAGCACTATACTTGTTTTTGGCAAATTGTAGTAAGAGCACAGGGTGACAATTGACGATGTCAATGTCATGGTAGTAGTCCTTACAGATAGTGCCTCTGCACTCCTTCTCAAGAGTCTCAAAAGACCCTTTGGTGCCGTAGAGTCTGCCATAGCCTAGTTTGCCTGCAGTCTTGGATGATAGTTTGTATGTCACAGTCTGCTTTGCGACTACGGATCCCTTCTTTTTGTTGTTGTAGATGCTATTGATAATAGACACCTGGCCGGGGTCTAACTGTTCTTTTTTATCCCATAGGTACCCAATACTACGACGGTTAAAGATTTGAACGGCGTTAAAAACTAAGTTGCACACACTCATCCCTTATACCTAGACTTGCGAAAAAACTTTAGACCGGAATGCGGATTTAGTTGCGACCGGGAAGGAAAAAACTTAACCCGCCGGGATATCTCGGCCGCCTAAATATTTTCTAAATCTTAAGTATAGAAATGGAAGCCCGGTGTGTCTTTAAGAATGAAACACAGCGCTATGTTCTTTGCCCTTATTGTAAACAAATCCATGTGCATGCAATAGAGCATGGA